AGATAGCAAGACCTTTACTGTATAAATAAACAGGTGCTAGGCTCGCTCTGCTTTGTGCACAGAGCAGGAGCCTTGGCGGGACTTGCAGGGACAATCTGCGGGGACGGTGACCAGCCTGGATGTTGACGCATCCAGACTGGCCGCTCCTTTTACTTTGAGTTTGAAACTTTTGACTCGGGCCGACTCATGCGCCCGGGTGATCAACCCGGCACTTCAAGCACGACTTTCTGTGGCTTGCCGGAGGCCTTGGCCTTGCCCTCCTTGCCGCCATTGCACTCGACCGACACCGTCCACCCGGACGGGGTGAAGGTGTGATCGACCGACTCCACCAGGTATTCGCCATCGAGCCCGCGCTTGAAGCCTTGCGCCTTGATCATGATTTCGGCAAACAGGTCGGTCCGGCCCGGCAGGTCGAGGCGCACCGAGGCGGTGGATCGGTTGAACGCGGCCAGGCGAGCCTTCGCCGCCTCGTCAGCCGCCGTGCGATCCGGATAGAGATGCCGATCGGTGTGCACCGGCGGCAGGCCCTCGGGGACGTTGGGATTGTCCAGGTGCGAGACCAACAATTCCCCGCTGGCCGGGTCCTGGTACTGGGTGGTGACCCCTTGATGGGCGCTGCGATCGCTCAAACGAAACTGCCAGCGGGTGACATCGCTGCGCTGCAGGGTGATGACCGCCAAGGCCTTGCCGCTCGCGCTTTGCCCGCCCTGTCGCGGCAGGACCAGCAGCTTGCCGTCGGCGACCTTGGCCGTGCAGTCGTGTTTTTTGGCCACGCGGGTGATGAAATTGAAGTCGGATTCATTGAGCTGGTCCATGCGCGGCACCCGGGTGTCGACCGGGCACGACGGCTGCCAGCCATTGCGCGCGGCCACGTCACCGACGATCTGCGCCAAGCTGACGTCCTCCCAACTGCCGCTGCGCGTGGTCTTGCCGCTGCCGCGCATGTCGCTGGCCTTGCCGCTGATCACCAGCGTGTCCGGTGGGCCGGAGACGGCCACTTCGTCCACGGTGTAGCGGCCCATGCGGGTCAGGTCGGCGCCGGCATAACCCAGGTAGATTTCGATACTTGCGCCACGCACGGGCAGCGACACCGCCCCGTCGCGATCATCAATGCGCAGCTCAAATGAATCCGAGGCCATCCCAGGCCGATCGGATAGCTGTAGTGAGACCAGCCGATCATTGATCAAGGTGGTGATGTCGGCGCCGTCGGCGACGATACGGAAAAGCGGTTGCATGTCGGTACTCCGGACAAGAAAAAGCCCGCACGCGGCGGGCTGGGTAACGGGATCACTCCCACAGCGAGATCACGCTGTCAGTCTCCACCACCAGCTCCGGCAGTGTGATCAGCACGCCGGCCCGGAATGGCTGCGGCTCATCGGCCAAGCCCTGATTGGCGGCCAGCACCGCCTCGACGCTGCGGTTCAGATGGCCGTAATAGTGGTGGCACAGGGTGTCGAGCAGATCCCCGTCAGCCGTTCTGCAGGTCATCGCCATAACGGACAAACTCCAATGAAAAGCCCTGCTTGCGCGGGATCGCCCCGGGCAGCAACGCGCTTTGTTCCTCGTCGATATTGGTCAGGCACCAGTTACCTAGCACTTCGCCGTAACCGGTGGTGAGGTTCAGCGGTAGCAACTTGGCACCGATGCTGCGCAGCCTATCCAGCTGCTTCAGCCCACCTTTGAAGCTGGGGTAGATCGCGCCCTTGATGGTTATTTTTTCCTCACCCAGGCCCACCGCCTGCTGTGCCGGGCGTCGGGTCAAGCGTTCCTGCGCGGTCCAGCGAAACGCTGTCTGCCGGCGCAGTTCATCGAAGGCTGCCGTGTCCAGGTTGAAGTAGTACGGTCGCTCATTGGCTTTCAGCGGGTAGAGGATGAGTAGGTGCGGGAATGGCTTCACCGCGTCGGGAATCGGCGACATGTCGCCGGCAAACCATTCCGTGGGGAAGATGTTGCCCAGCGCGGCATTGGCCTTGCCGGCGACCTTGTTGAACGCCGCGCCAAAGCGGCCAATCTGCTCAGTCAACGCGGAAAAATGCTCATCAAACTGGGCCAGTGCGCGCTGGGTCTGGTTGTAGTAGCTGGCCACCTTCCCGATCTTGGCCTGCGCCGAGTTGATTGCACTTTGCAGACGGCGGGTCTTGTCGCTCAGGTCTTCACTGAGAAAGGGCAAGCCTTCCAGCGCATCGGCCGCCCCGGCGATTTCATTGAGCGCGCCATTCATGGGTCCGGTCATTGACTCGATGTCCGTGCGGCCGGCTTCGCCGGCGTCGACCATGTACTTCAGGCCACCCTGCAGGTGCTCCAGGTAGTTTATTTCATCCGCCATAACATCTCCTCAGCCCACATGGGGCGCATCAAACAACTGGCGGTCACGTGCCTCCCGGGCGAAGTCGTCAAACTGGCGCCGCAGGTACGGCATCATTTCCTGAACGAACTGCGCCGGGTCTTTCACATCGCCCTGCACCTGAAAAACCGGGGCCGGGGCGAAGGTGAATTGCTGATCGACCTTCGGCCATTCGGGTGTTTTTGCCACCGTCGTCGACATCAATGCCGCCGCCGTGACCGGCACAGCGGGAGCGTTTTCCATCGAGCGCACGACCGCGCCCACCCCCTGGCCGGCGGACATGGGCAAGATGCCAATCGGTGCTTTGGCCGGCGTGTCCGGCCCGCCAAACAAGGCCTTGCCCATGGTCGCGCCCACATCACCGCCACCCCACGCGCCGACCATGCCACCGATCACTCCGCCAATCGCGGTTCCGATCAGTGGAATGATCGAACCGATGGCCGCGCCGGCCGCTGCACCCGCCAGGCCACCGGCCAAGCTACCCGCCGCCCCGCCGTAACCTTCAGCCTTTTCATCGCGGGTGGTGGCGTTCAGGTAAGTGTCCACTACCCGGTAGCCGGCAGCAGCCACCGCCACCGCGCCGCCCGCTTTCACGCCACGGGAAAGTCGATTGGCAGAACCTTTTCCCTTTCGACCTGGATCGCGATCCAGTCCTTCGTCATCTCCGTCCTTCGCATTGGTCACGAACACCCGCTGGACGACGTTGGATCGGTCGCCGGCCGAACCGCGCGCGATGTTGGCCAGCCCCCGACCGATTTTCAGCGCGGCCCAGGCTTTGCCCAATACCAACGCACCAGCAGTGAGTGCCGCCAGGCCCAGCACGGCCTTGGGCGTTTCCTCGGACAAAGCAGTCAAGCCACGCGCCGCCGCGCCAATCCCGATAGCCAGCGCATCCGTTGCCGGACGCAGGGCATCACCGATGGCACGCAGCGAATCGTTGAACGCCTGACCGGTTTCGGCCCAACGCTGTGACGAGGCTTCGCGACGCTCGCTCAGGTTCTTGTCGAGAATGTCCTTGCGTTGGCCGTTGGGGTTCGAGGCGTCCCTTTTCAGGTCCGCATACAGCTTTTTGTTCTGGGTGTACGCCATCAGCGCGGTCTTGACCTGCATGTCGGCAAATACATCACCGGTACGTAGGGTCGCGGCCAGAGCATCGGCCATCGCTTGCGCCTTGGCCGGGTCCGTCTCCTGGTTGATTTTGGTCAGGCCCTGATCCAGCTGTTTGGCCTTTTTGGGGTCGGTCTTTTCCACGTACCGGCGAGCCAGTTCAAAACTGGCTTCAAAGGTCGACAGGCCCTTGCCAATGGCGGCGTTCATCGAGCCCTGATAGTCGATCCCGGCATCGGCATAACCTTTGACCGTTTCCCCTGAACCGATTTTCGCAATCCAGTTTTTCAGGTTGTTCGCCGCCTCATCGGCGCTGCCGGCGCTCTTGATCTGCACCTGCAGCATGGCGCCTAACTGGGTCACCGCATCTTGACCGGTGATGCCGCTGCTGGCCATCTGCGCCAACAGTTCCGGAAACCACTTGGCCATGTCGGCCGCTTCGAAGCTGCCTTGCTGGCCCAGCAGGGCGACCGATGCCAAGGCCTGTTCCATTTTTTTCGGGTCGGTGATCTTGGCGTTGTTCTGCATCGCCAGAATCATCTTTGCCGTGTCGGTGCCCGACGCGCCCTGCCCGACCGAAAACTTGGCCGCCACTGGGGCGTACTTCAGCGCTTCGGTCAGATCCATGCCGCCACCGACCAACTGGTTCACCAGCTCGGCCACCTGGGTGTTGGCCATGCCGGTGTCTCTCGAAGTCTGCACAATGTCGCGGGCGGTACTTACTTCTTGTTCAGTATTGGCGGTACCGGACTTGATCGCGATGTCACGAATGATCGCCTGAAAATCCGCACTGACTTTCGTCGGCACCGCAGCCAGGGTGGTGCCGGCCACCGCCGTGCCGAAACCGCTACGCAGGTTTTCCTGCCCCTCCTGCACCTGCGCCATGCCTTTGGCCTTGAACTCGGCGCTGCGCACCACCTTGCCCAGCGCCAGGTACTCCTGACGCAGGCGGCCGACTTCAATCCCCTGCTTGCGCAGACTGGTGTTATTGGCCTCCAGCTTTTTGAGCAGCGCGCCGGCATTGGCCGCCCCGCTGTCGTGGGCTTTTTTCCATTCCTCGCGCAGGCGTATGGTCTCGCCGATGACTTTCTGCAAACCTTTGGCGCGCGTGGTTTGCGCCTCGAGCTTTTTCATTTCGCCGCTGACGTTCTTGAAGGCGGCGCCGAGCGAAGAATCGACGGCGCCACCAATCACCAGCCCGAGCGAGAGTTTGTTCGCCATGCTTATCACCTACGTGCGACGGGGTGGGCTCAATCCGTGAGCCACCAGACCATCTCGGAAAACGACAGCCCCTGAATCTCGGCCGCCGAAAAATTCAGCTCGACGGCCAGGCGTTTAGCCAGGGCCTTTTGCAGGCGGGGGTTAAACCCCGTCGTCTGCTCCCAGACGAAAATAGGCGGTCTGCAGACGACGGTAATCACGCATCAGCAGCCCCTCCAAATCCGCGCGGCCGATACTTGCCAGGCTGCAGAACAAGACCATTTCCTGTTCTTCTTCGTTGCTTCCGCCCTGCAGGGTCGCGGCGCGCATCTCGCGCACCGTCGGCTCGCGCAGGGTCAGCTTGTCGACCTTGATGCCATTGGCCTCGCTCGGTTTGGATAAGATGACGGTGGCGATGCCATCGCCCAGTTGCAGCCACTTGGGCAGGACGTTGTCTTTCGCGTTATTCATGGTGGTATTCCTTACATGCCCAGGGCAGAACGCACGGCGGCCAGTTGGTCGACGCCATCGATGACGCGGATCGAGTTGAGGGGATCGATTTCAAACATCACGCTGCCGTCGACCTCCAGCTTGTAATAGGTCACGGCGACGGCGTACTTGAACTCGCCTTTTTCACCCGGTTTCCAGTCCCCCGGGTCGACTTCCTTGAGGCTGCCACGCAGGGTGGCGACCACAGACTTGACCACACCTTTCTGGCCCTTAAAGGCACCGCGGAACGAGGCGTTGAACCCGGTCAAGTCGGACTGGCCGAAGAACTTCAGCACCTCGCGGCGCACACCATTGGTGAGGAAGCTGGCTTCCAGCTTCTCCATACCCATGTCGAGTTCGACCGCCGCGTCCATGCCGCCCGCGCGGTATTCGTCAGTCTTGAGGGTCAACTTGGGCAGGGTCAGGCTCGGCACATCGCCTTGCAGGCTGATGCCGTCCACGAACAGGTTGGTGTTGTAGAGCACTTCCGGAATCAT